GGAGGGACTTTGATGGTAGTACCTAACTGATACCAGCCAGTTGGAGAACAAATAGGGAGATCAATCTCATAAGTATCGTTCTTTGAAGGATCAACAACTAGATGAGGAACAATTTCACAATTATGGTATTGGCCACTTGCTATGTGGTACCTACCTCGTTGGGTCATTACATTGTTAACTCTCGGAGTAAACATGTAGTACATCTTACCGAACGATTGGGCTGATCCTTGCACGACAATACGAATACGAAGGGTCGCTTTAAAATACCACAAAGATGCAATCTTCTTAGCTAAATTGGCACTAAGCGAACTTACCCACAACGCAACTATATCCTTCGATATAACACCGGATAGTAGAGTAGAACCTGACCAAGTATCATGATTGATCTTGACAGGATGAGTAAGAAACTGTTCAAAATCAGACCTCGTAGAAGCAACACCAGAAAAACGTGATCTAGGAATATTAGTAATAATAGAATCAGTCTGAACAACTTGGGCATTGTCACCAATGGTCTCCGCATGTTGCGGAGTAGAATTAGAATTAAGATCGGCACGAGAATAACTTCATCCGAAAGACCTCGCAATCTCTCGGGAAGGGCCTTTTATACATTACAAGAAATCAGGGTCATCACCAGTTCTATAAAAGAAGCTAAATTAAAACTGGGTGCGTAAATTTCAGGGAAGAACTCTCAATATTTTTCTGGACCGCAAATCCTTCATAGGACGGTCCCGAACTGGATCCTCAAGTTAGATCCACCCTAGACTCACTCAGAGCCCTTCACCTTTAAGTTTCCGGTGCGCACTCTGTTAGGTCGCAGTCCGACTACAACCTAACGACGCGTCCACTCAGGACGCGATTTATGGACATCACTCAGATGTCCCACACTCACGAACATTTCCGAACTGCGTCCAATCTCTAGAACACATATATGTTCGGAACGTTCCCGTAACAAATTCCTCCTTAATATCATCATAATTTAGGAGGATCAAAACATGCAGAAGATCAGTTGCTTTAAACCAGGAAATGATATCCTCTTGCATTTGATGAAAGAACTCTCTACCATGCATGAACGCTTCACGTTGCGCTGACAAAGCAACATCTTTAAGTCTCACATCCGCACTCACATCCGCATCGCTCATCTGAAAACAGAAGGATTTATAAATCGAATCCAATTCTATAGGGGCCAAATAAAGTCCCATCTCGTAATCATAAACAAATTTCCGCTTCAGAAAAGTGGTCTCATCCCACGGAATGTGGGCTCGAATACCCTTATCCTTATCAGCGGGAGTTACAGTATAACCACACAAAGCATAAACTGGTGCAATAGTGACCATATTGTACTGGTCG